TTGGCAGACTTGCTAATAAAGAACTTACTGTGGAAGAAATAGTACAAGAAATACAAGGCATGTATAAAGATTATATGTTAGATAAGGAGAATGAAGAATGAAAAGAAAATTTGATATAGCAGAGATAGTATTCAATAATCCTGATGAGTCTGATGGTTTTGAATATGGAGTTAGTATTATAAATAAATTTTTAAAATCTTACAATTTAAAAATAAATATTAAGGAGAATATTATTCATGCAAAGTTTGCTTGGGAAATTAAAGTGGAGAATGTATAGTGAGTGATTGTTTATATGTATTCGGAAGTTTATTAGCATTTGTAGGTGGATTAAATATTTATACAAATTCTTCTATACTTTCTGGTATTATTATGTTAGCATTAGGTGGATTAATTATGTACTGTGGCTACTTAGCGAAAGGATTAGATTAATGATAACTATGGAATGTGATTACTGTGATCATGTAGAACATTATGAAGATGAGTGTTCATTTTTTCAAGGTGAAATGTGGGGATTACCAGACGGTTCTGTCATGTGTAATGCTTGTTTAGAGAAGAAGCCTTGTCCAGATAATGTCCGAGAGTTATATTTAAATGAGGTGGTGGAACTATGAAAGTAAAAGAAATAATATTTAAACTACAGCAATGCAATCAAGAGTTAGAGTGCTATGGTTTTTTTAAAGACGATATAAGAAATGTAGAAATGGTTGACAACAGTATGGAAGATAGAGTAGAATTTAATTTAGAAGAATTAAAAGGAGATTAACATGAACATATTTGTATTAGACGAAGATCCTGTCATATCTGCACAGATGCAATGTGATAAGCATATAGTAAAGATGCCATTGGAAACTGCACAGATGTTATGTTCTGTGTTTCATAGGCATGGACAAGGAGATAAAGTACCATACAAAGAAGCACACAAGAACCACCCATGTACACTATGGGCAGGAGATAGTGCTGATAATTTTAGTTGGCTAGTACAACATGGTATGGAGTTATGCTTTGAATATACCAGAAGATATAACAAGATACATAAATGTCAACAAGTTATTATGGATATAAGAGAAACAGATTGGGGTACATTGCAATATAAACCTACGTGTGGAACACCACATCCACAATGTATGCCAGAAAAATACAAGTGTGCATTTGATGCTGCTGTACTAGCATATAGAAAGTATTATGTGAATGATAAGAAAGATATAGCCAAGTGGGAGAAGAGTAGACCTGCACCAGATTGGTATGATGTAGGGAATGACTATTATAAAATGAGAGAAGAGAGAGTAGAGTTAGATGCGTATGATGGATAAAATAAAACTTGTAACAGCATAATAAATATGATATAATAAAAATATAAAAGGAGAATGAAATGTTTAAACCATATAATACCTATGATGAAATTCCAGGAAATGTTAAAAAAGAAATCTGTTTAGGTAACAAAGTATTTAAAGTTACTGATGTACCATTGAAAGATATTAATAGTTTTTATTCTGAACTAGATAGTTTTATTCAGACTACAGAGAAGAAAATTTTAGCACAAAGAATTTTAAAACAATTAGATAATGTAGAAAAAGTTTTAAAAGGTTTAGAAAATCAAGTAGATGATGTTGAAGATAAAGTACAGCAGGTATATGATAAGGTCGTATAAATGTTTATGATTATTCAATACAAAACAAAACACAGACTAGATAAAAAGGCTTGGGAACAACGATATCCTATTGACCAAATCTGTGAGGAAGAACCACCATTTCATCCTATGTTTTTTATAGATAAAGAAACAGCTTGGCAACAGTTAGAAGAATGGGGTATTGAAAAAGAGATGGCAGAGTTACAGAACATAGAAATAGTTGGAGTACATTAATGAATAAACATCTTCCTCAAAAAGATTTATCATGGTATATTAAATGGATAAGTACCATCTTGATTATTATTTCTTTGATGCTTCGGTCAGCAGAACTTTTTGCTCCATTTGATTTAGCCTTTTCCTTGGCAGGAAGTTTGGGTTGGTTAGCTGTTGGTGTATTGTGGCATGATAGGTCAATCATAATACTTAACGCAGTCTGTGGAACGATTGTAGCCACAGGTTTACTACGACAATTAATAATATAGGAGAAAGATAATGCCATATATAACAAAGAATAAAGAGATAGAATTACTTAGAAAGAATGTAAAAGATTTACAAGGTCAATTACAAAATGCTTATGTAAGAATAAAAAAATTAAATGAAGCCTTGCATTTTGAGAAAGCATCTAACAATCCTGACCATCCCTTTAGTACTGCGACAGGTTGGGCAAACTTAGAACATTGGGATAGTGAGAATCCAGATGCTAGTTTTATTGAGGAGAATAAAGATGAGTGAAGAAATGGATGCTGAATATTGGGAAGAAGTAGAAAAATTTATGGGTAAAAGGATTCCACCAAAAGGAATAGATGATCCTTATAAAGATTGCTCAACATTTATTCAAGCAAATTCAGGTTGGATATATCATCTAGGATTTACTTGTGCTATGAATAAAGAGAAAACTTGTGTTAATATTTATGATAAGAAAGGCTACGGAGATTTAGTAGCAACATGGTATGAATCAACTAAGGATTATAAGGAGAAGAAAAATGGCTAGACAAATGTGGGATAGAGAAGAACGCTCAGAGTACAGAAAATTATTTAGAGAATATAAACGAGAAGGCTTTGATGAAGATGAGGCAAAGAGATTGGCACGAGAAGATGTCAAAGAACTTATGGCAGAGAAGAGAAGTTTTGTTACTGAATTATATAATAATACTTTAAGAGAATTAGATTAATTAAAAAAGTTCTTGACAATATAGAAAAAGTACTGTAATATATCTATTAATATATATAATAATAATTATAATAATAATTATAATAATACTTAAAAGGAATTATAATGGCACAATGGATAAGTAGAGGTAAATGCCCTTGTGGTAAATCAAGTAAGGGTTATAATATTCATGCAGATGGTCATGCCTTTTGTTTTTCGTGTAATACTAGATTTAAAGGTGAAAAGGATTTGAATATGCAAGCAGAAAATGTAGTGAATATAACAGAAAAAAAAGATCTATCTTGGACAGGTGAAGTAAGTGCTATACCAGATAGAAGAATAGATGAAGATGTTGTTAAAAGATATGACAGTTTAGTAAAAAAGAATAATGGATTTATTACACATCATATTTATAAATATTATAATATTGATGGTAGCCATACTGCTAGTAAGATACGACAAGTAGAAGGTAAAAAGATTTGGAGTGAGGGTAATATGAAAGATACTTTACTCTTTGGACAAAACTTATTTAAATCTGGTGGTAAAATAATTACTGTAACAGAAGGAGAGTTAGATGCCATGTCTGTTTATCAGATGATGGGTAAGAAATATCCTGCTGTATCTCTTAAAAATGGTGTACATAGTGCAGTACAAAATTGTAAAGATGTATTAGAATATTTACAATCATTTGAAACTGTAGTGTTATGTTTTGATAGTGATGAACAAGGCAAGAAAGCAACACAAGAAGTTGCCCAACTGTTTGAGCCTAACAAATGTAAGATTATGAAGATGGCTTTGAAAGATGCTAATGAATATTTAAAAATGGGAAGGGCAGTACAATTTACCAATGAGTTTTGGAACGCACAACCATATACTCCTGCAGGTATAACTAATCTTGGAGAACTTGGTTCAGCTTTATATGAAGAAAATTATTGTGAAACTGTATTATATCCTTGGACAAATATGAATACTAAAACATATGGTATGCGTACTGGTGAGTTGATTACATTCACATCAGGTGCAGGTATGGGTAAGAGTTCTATCATGCGTGAGTTAATGCACCACATTATGAAAAGTACAAAAGATAATATAGGTATACTAGCATTAGAAGAAAACATTAAGAACACAGCATTTAATATTATGTCAGTTGAAGCTGATGCTAGATTATATATTAAAGAAATTAGAGAAAAGTTTTCTTCTGAACAGTTAAAAGATTGGGAACAAAAAACTATTGGAACAAAAAGATTCTTTGCCTTTGACCACTTTGGATCTATTGGTAATGATGAGATACTAAGTAAGGTTAGATATATGGCTAAGTCTTTAGATTGTAAATGGATATTCTTAGATCACTTATCTATTCTTGTTTCAGGACAAGAAGATAATGGTGATGAAAGAAAGTCTATTGATATTTTAATGACAAAGCTAAGATCATTGGTGGAAGAAACAGGGATAGGTTTATTACTCGTTTCTCACCTACGCAGACCCACAGGCGATAGAGGACATGAAGATGGAAAAGAAGTTTCTCTATCACATCTTCGTGGGTCTGCAAGTATTGCCCATTTATCAGATGGAGTGATAGCATTAGAAAGAAACCAACAAGCAGAGGATGAGAACATTGCTAATACAACAACTATTCGTATCTTAAAAAATAGATATACAGGAGAAACAGGAATAGCTTGTCATCTACATTACAATAAAGATACAGGTAGAATGATACAAGTAGACGATCCTGCTGCAGGTGAAGATGATTTTTAATTTGACATTAACTATAAAGGTATGCTATAATGTGTAAAATGTGGAAACACTACTGCCCTATCGAAGAAACTGATATGGAGATAGGTGTAGATGAAGAATGTAATTGGTGTGGTGCAACAGAAGAAAGAGAAGAGAATGACAACAGCGATAGTTGATATAGAAACCAACGGCTTAAAAGAAGCTGTAATAAAAAATGGTAAGATAACAATACCAAAAGCAACGAAGATACATTGTATTGTTGCCAAGTGTTATGATACAGGCAGAACAAAAACATGGGTACAAGATGAATGTAAACAGTTTGCTGAATGGTCGAAGTTAATTGATACATTTATTATGCACAATGGTTTATCTTTTGATGCACCACTATTGAATAAGTTTACCAATTCAGATATCAAAGCATCTCAGGTAAGAGATACTCTTCTTGAATCACAACTGTTTAATCCTATAAGAGAGGATGGACATTCATTAGAAGCCTGGGGAAAGAGATTACATCAACCTAAAGGTGACGTTGATTCTTTTGAAGAGTATACTCCTGATATGTTAGACTACTGTAAACAAGATACTGAAATAACTTACATGGTAGCCAAACAATTAGAAGAAGATAAAAGAAAGTTCTCTAAAGAATCTTTACAGTTAGAACATAAAGTTAGACAGCTGTTAGATCAACAAGAAGAAAATGGTTTTGCTTTAAATTTAAAAGATGCTATGGTATTAAATGCACAGTTAAGTGATGAACTATATGAACTAGAACAATGGTCATTACAAACATTTGAACCTACCATTATTGAATTAAAAACAAAGACCAAAGAAATACCTTTTAATATCGCATCTCGTCAACAGATTGGACAAAGACTTATGGACAGAGGTTGGAAACCTACTGTAAGAACTGAGAAAGATCATGTTGTTGTTAATGAAGCTGTATTAAAAACTATAACAGAACCAGAACTTATTCCATTAGCTAAAAAGTTTATCAGATATTTTCTTATACAAAAAAGATCTGTTATGATTAGCTCTTGGATTAATGCCTGTCGAGATGATGGGAGAGTGCATGGCAAGGTAATGACATTAAGAACTGTAACAGGTCGTATGGCACATCACTCCCCTAATATGGCACAGATACCTGCAGTTTATTCTGAATATGGAAAAGAGTGTAGAAGTTTATGGACAGTTTCTAATACTGATACACATAAATTAGTTGGTACTGATGCAAGTGGATTAGAATTAAGATGTCTTGCTCATTATTTAAGAGATGATAATTATACAGAAGAAATATTAAATGGTGACATACATACTAAGAACATGGAACTTGCAGGTATTAAAGATAGAGATCAAGCAAAGACTTTTATATATGCTTTTCTTTATGGTGCAGGTTCTGAGAAGATAGGAAGTATACTAGGATTAGATAAGAAAGCAGGAACAAAATTAATAAATAGATTCTTAGCTAACCTTCCATCACTACGAAGATTAAGATCAAGGGTTGAGAAGAGTGCTCGTTCTAAAACTCTTCGTGCTATTGATGGGCGTATACTTCATATTCGTAGTGTTCACTCTGCTTTGAATACATTATTACAAGGAGCAGGTGCAATCATTTGTAAACAATGGCTTGTACATATGATGGACAGAGTTAAAGAAAAACAATTAAATGTTAAATTAGTAGGGAGTATACATGATGAATATCAATTCGAAGTTATAAATAAAGATGTAAAAGAGTTTTGTAAGATAACAGATTTAGCTATTAAAGATACAGAAAAAACTCTGAAAGTTAGATGCCCATTAGATAGTGAATATAAAGTTGGAAAGACGTGGGCAGAAACTCATTAAAGTTCTTGACATTCTATTTAAAGTATGTCATAATAATGTTATTAAAATAAATAGCCAAAAGAAAGGATTTGATATGGCAAAAATGATAACAGGTACAGCTTACTTTGCTTCTGTTACAGAACCGAACACTAATTTTGAACCTGTATGGTCAATTAATGTTTGTGATCTTGATGAAGAAAGTATGAAAACTGTAGTAGAAGATGGTTTAATTCTTAAACCTGCTAACGATAAACATCCAACAGATTATGTTGTGATTAAACAGAAAGTAAACAATCCAAAGGGTGGAAGATTTAATGCTCCAGTTGTAATGGATGCTGCCAAAGAGCCCTGGGACGGAAGAAAGATAGGCAATGGTTCTAAAGTTCGTGTGTTATATAACCCTAGAGCTTGGACATATGCTGGTAATGAAGGGGTTACTGCAGACCTAAAGAAGGTACAGATCTTAGATTTAATACCATATGCAGATGCATCAGGCACAGATGAGTTTGATGTTGAAGAAGGTGGGTACACTATACCATCACAACCTAAAGATGCTTTTGCTGCATCTTAATTTTATAAGGAGCAAGGGGTATTATATTTATTTATAGTACCCCTTTATTTATAGTATGAAAAAAATTGAAACTTTAGTAGAAGATATTAATAAATTATTTACATCAGAAGATCCACCAATTCCTGAGAAAGAAGTGGATAATTTGATAGATACTTTTGCTGTATCTATTAAACAACATTTAAAAACATTTCTATATGAGATGCCAAGAGCAAATAAAAATTTAAGGTTATCTGTTATTGGTAGACCAGATAGACAATTATGGTATGATATTAATGAACCAAATGAAAAACCATTATCTTCTAGTTTAAGAATTAAATTTTTATATGGTTATCTTTTAGAAGAGTTATTAATATTATTATCATCTGTTGCAGGACATAAAGTTACACATGAACAAAAAGAAGTTACTGTTGCAGGTATAAAAGGACATCAAGATTGTATGATTGATGGTGTTCTTGTTGATTGTAAAAGTGCATCATGGCGAGCCTTTCAAAAGTTTAAGAACAATGCTATATCTGAGGATGATCCCTTCGGTTACATAGCACAGATCTCTGCGTATGCTGAAGCTAATGGTGTAGATAGAGCAGCTTTTTTAGCTATTGATAAACAAAGTGGAGAGATATGTTTATCTCCTGTTAATTCATTGGAAATGATTAATGCAAAGAAAAGAATTACACATCTTAAAAAAATTATCAAACATAAAACAGCACCTAGTAAATGTTTTGATGACCTGCCTGAAGGTAAGTCTGGGAATCGTAAGCTTGATGTTCGTTGCATTTTCTGTTCTCATAAGTCTAAGTGTTGGAGTGATGCTAATGATGGTAAAGGACTTCGTATCTTTCAGTATGAAAGGGGTAAGAAATATCTTACGCAAGTTAAAAGAGAACCTAATGTAACGGAGATTACATAGTGCAGAGTCATTGGGTTAGGTATGAAACTGAAGAACCTTTCGTGCCTAACCTGGATAAGTTTGGATTTGTTTATATTATAACGAATACCGAATTAGATAAAGCATATGTAGGGTGTAAACAATATTTTGTGGGTAAAAAGAAAACACCTTCTAAATGGGAACAGTATACAGGTTCTTCTAAATATTTAAATGCAGATATAGAAAAGATAGGTAAAGAAAAATTTAAGTTTGAAATTATAGCAGAATATAAAAACAAAAGAAGTCTACGATACTATGAAGCATACTATCAAATGAAATGGGATGTTCTTACTGCTGTGATAGAAGGTAGTGATGAACCTGCATTTTATAATTCATATGTAGGTGGTAAATTTTATAGACCTGTTGAGAGTTATCAAGATCCTGAGTTTAAAAAAAAGATGAGTCAAAGTCTGAGGACGAGTGAATTAAAACCAAGAGGAGAAAAGCATCACGACTATCAAGGCAAAGTAGAATTTTATCTTGAAGGTAAACGAATGGTTGTTGATTGTTTAGGTGCATGGGCAAACAAAAATGGTTATTATAGAGGAGCATTAAATAACATAGCACGAACACATAGAGATGGATTTATTCTTAGTAAAAATGCACCAAATGGAAAATCAAGAAAGTTTTCAATAAAAGGACCTTTAGGAACTATAACAAAAGTAAGATGGTTAGTTGACAATGACTGATGAACCTGATATAATAGAGATTGAACAATTATTTTTATCAGAACCAGAGAGTTCAGAACGTCAGTTGTTTCTTTCTGTTATACTTCAGGCTCTGTTAGATGCAACAAAAGAAAAGATACCGAATGAAAAGATACGAACTACATACGATAGAGATAGAGCTAAAGCATGGTTGTTATCAGAGGTAGGTGTAACCTGTCAAAACTTTGAAGATGTTTGTGATATGGCAGGAGTAAGTCCCCAAGTTACAAGAACTTTTGCATACAAGGTTGTTAAATCTAATAACAAAGATTTTATACGAAGAAGAATAAAAAATATTTTAGGAGATAAAGATGAGTAAAGAAGATAGAGGATGGTCAACAGAAAGCCATGAACAATACATGGCTCGTAGAAGAGCAGAAGAAGAAATAATTTCAAAACAAAAATCACCTAAAGCAACTGACCAACAAGTAGGTGGTAATCATTACAAAGGTTATGCTATACAACCTATACATTTTATTATGGAAAATGATTTAGGTTTTTGTGAAGGTAATATACTAAAATATATAACTCGTTGGAAAGATAAAGGTGGTGTTGAAGATCTTAGAAAAGCAAAACACTATATGAATATGTTAATTGAATCTGCATTAGAAAAGGAAAAATAAATGGCATCATTATTAGGAAGTAATTATTTACCTACTGAATACCAATCATTTATACATATGTCTAGGTACTCACGTTGGTTAGAAGATAAAGGTAGAAGAGAAAGTTGGAGTGAAACTGTAAGTAGATTAATATCTTATTTTAAAAATCAAATAGATACAAATTATAAAGGTGTTATTAAAAATAAAGAATGGCAAGAGATAGAAGAAGCTGTCCTATCATTACAAGTCATGCCATCTATGAGAGCATTAATGACTGCAGGTGGAGCATTAGATAGAGAGAATGTTGCTGCTTATAATTGTTCTTATATTCCTATTGATAGTCCAAAAGCATTTGATGAAGTGTTATATATACTTATGAATGGTACAGGTGTAGGGTTCTCTGTTGAAAGACAGTATGCTGACAAACTTCCTACTATACCTGATCTGTTGCCGACTCTAAAGAAGGATGGGCAAGAGCATTTAGAGATCTTATTTCTTTTTTATATACTGCACGTATACCTAAGATAAGTGTATCAAAGGTAAGACCTGCAGGTGCAAGATTAAAAACCTTTGGTGGTAGAGCTAGTGGACCTCAACCTCTTGTAGATTTATTTGATTTTACTATCAGTAAATTTAAAGAAGCTAAAGGCAGAAAGCTTTCCTCTATGGAATGCCATGATATTGTTTGTAAGACAGGTGAGGTAGTAGTTGTAGGTGGTGTACGTAGATCA